ACGAACAGCCACAACTTCGAAGCGAATGTTGGATCTCCAAAAGACAAACTGGTTCAAGAAAGCAATATTGAAAGGTATTCCTGATCCTTCAATCATTCCCATTCTCGTGTTGAGTTGAACGCTATACAAAAGTTTTCCAATTGGATCCTTTGAAGAAACGTTGAAACTAGTCAAGAGACATTTCTTTCCCAAAAGTGTCTCGATTTTAGTTTCAACCGGGTTGAAAATCTTCATTGGTTCCCGTGACAAAGCAGATGGAAACAATTGCATATCGTTAGTCGGTCGCACACCATGAGAGGCTGACATTCCTGAAAAGGTCTGATGTACAGGAATGGAGCCTGAACAGAGTGGTGGATTATCAAGTGGCATAGCAGAGACATCGGCTTTCAAGTCGGTTTCGAGTTGTTGGCCAAGGTCTTGTCCAATAGAAATTGGGACATCCTGTATTGGCATTGATCCTCCAACATTGTTGTAGGTATTGTTCACAGTGGTTGATTGTCCAGCTCCTTGTTCTTCATACACAACATCTTCATCCACTTCTCGCTTGTTTCGATATTTTGTAAATCCTCCATGATAGTTACTATATTGACGGGTACCACTTGAGGTACTCCACATAATCCGTTTATTTCGAACAGTGTCGATATTAATCTTCGGGATGCGGAAGTCACTATTAGGGAATTTAGAAAATACACTTATGTTGAGGGTGTTTCCCTCCACTGATTGCAAAGGTGCCAAAGGTGTAATATAAATGGTTCCTAAGCTTTCAGTAGAGCCAGCATAAGTGTTCATAACAGAGCGGGGGTAGATAAAGGGGATGTGTAGGGACGCAGTCGAACTTTCACCGGGTGTCAAAAGGACATGATTTGTAGTGGTTATGTTAGCCAATTCACTCTCATAAGAGCATAAAGGCATAAAGTACATAGCCAGCAAACCTTGTTGAAATGGTTGTCCATTAATCTGTAAAGATACTTCGACATCTCCGGTCCAATAGGTATACCGTTGAAAGGGCATGTTTTGAATATTGTCTTGCTCTCCTAAAGCTAGCAAACCAAATGGAACATCAATCGTATAGATTGCAGTTCCACTTGGTTGAGCGGTAGTCCATGAAAAATCACTTCTCCAAACATTTGAATCTGTTGAAAAACCCAAATTCATTGGTGTTTCGGCGATTGCACGGGAAGCTAGCTCTGGAGTGGCATTAGACACGTTCAAAACAGTTCCTTCGAGGGTGTGTCGTTGGTTCAATTTCGTCAATCCAAAATCATCAGCCATGTCTTGTCCCTGTGCAACCAAAACATATGGAAACGAACATTCAGAGGCGGCAGTTCTATTGGCAACGATGTCAATCATTGTGGTTTGGGATGGTAAGTCAACAGGATCAAATCCAGCACAGCTCAAAGCGTAATTTACGGTTTGGTAGTACTGTTCATAATCTCCTCGACCCCATACAGACATCATTTCCATAGCAGTTCGGCACTCTTGGTGAATCGTTGCATCATTGTTTCGGGTCCACAAAAGACTCTCATACAACGTGTCCTTCTTGAGGGCTCCCACATATTTTCCTTCATGGTCAACAGGGTGAGCTCCCAAGAAAGTCACATCGTGAAATGGTCGGTGTTCATGGGTCAAGGTCCTTTCTTTGTCATCAGAGGTGTAGGTTTGTCCAATTTGTTGCAGTTGATTGGCGATTGTGATCGGTGTGATTTCATCCTTCAATTCGTCAGAAACAGAATAGATATGATCATCTCCCAATATTTTTAAGCGCATATGTTCCTCAAATACCTTTCCAGGGCATAAATTTCGGAACACATACCGAATATAAGCTTCATGAACGATTACATTTAAAATCGTCGTAAAGAAACATCCGGAAAAGTGACTTGAGCGCAAATACAATTTCTTGTTAAATATTTGGAGCGGGGATTCTGTTTGGTGATAAATAAATTTATCAACAACGTGTTT